TTGGAAGCGGCGCGACCGCATCCCGCCTGACTACTGGATCGCCGTGGTGCGTGCGGCCGAGCGGCGCGATCTGCCGGTGACTTACGAAACACTCGCCAACGCGGCGGCGCGGACTGCCGCTTAGGAGCGCGTCATGTGGACGGCACTCGGCATTGCCTTGGTCGCCGCATGGGCGGCGCTCCTGATCTGGACCGCGCACGACGCGGGGAGGTTCTAACCCATGACGCCACAAACCATTCACCGCCTTTGGACCGCCTGGGTGCGCTACTGGCTGCCGACGCGCTCTGTCCGCGACAGCCGCCGCTATGCGCTCGGCCCCGACCGAAACGAGTTCGGCCTGCCGGGCACGCCAAAGGCGGTCCATCACGTGGGCAATCGGGGCGCTGATCGGTTCAAAGCTCATACCCCTAGCAAACGATAAGACGCACGGGAGGCGTAGGTTAGATGCAAGAGCAACGTTTCGCGAACACATTCCAGGCGGTGATGCGCCGGCACTTCGGGCGTCACGGCATCCGCATTGACGATGCGGCAGCGGACTTGGAAATGCCGCGCCGTCGATTGCAGGCGCTGGTTGACGGCTCGCACCAGCCTAACGTCACCGACCTTGGCAAGCTGGCTGAGTACCTTGGCCCGGACTTCCTGACGGCGGTGTTTGGCCCGTCTGGCGTCACCGAAGTCGTCATGGACGAAGCGCCGATCACGAACGGGCACGTTGTCCTGACCAGCGCCTGCCAAGCCAGCAGCAAGCTCAGCGAGGCGCTTGAAGACGGTCGGATTGACCACCGGGAGCGCGCGGAACTGACGCCCTGCATGCGGTCGCTGATCCGCACCGCGCGGGCGTTCCTTGCCGGCAACCAACAGCACAAGCGGGCGGCGGAATGACGGGGAGTGGCGGAATAGGCATACGCGGGCGATTTAAAATCGTCGTCTTTTCCGGGTTCAAATCCCGGCTCCCCGACCAAATGGAGGCATGAATGAACACCATTGTTAGCAAAAGTCCGATAGTACGGCTGGAATGGTTGGATAGCGCGCAGCCCGTCGGAACGTGGGTGCATTTGAATGAGACAGATTTAGACGCATCCAGCGCCGTCCGGTGCGTATCAGTGGGTTTTGAAGTCTGGCGCGGCTCTCACGTTACCGTGCTTGCGCCTAACGTTGGCGAAATCCAGTGCCCGGAAAATGAACAGGCGAGCGGTCTAATTCGCATCCCCGCGCGGTGCATCGTGGCAAGGCGCGTTCTGGAAAACGCGATGGAGGCCGCTGAGTGATGCACCTCACGACACTTGCACAACTACGCGCCGACTGGAAAGCGGACCTCCGCGCCGGTCGGCTCCCGAACACAGCCGAGTTAGATGCGTGGCGCCGCGCCGTGACCTCGCGTTCGCCCAATCCCCCCTTGGACCGAACCGATAGTCGCAGCGCCCACTCTAGCTCGGCTGTGCCCCGCAAGCCCGCCGCTGCCTCCCCGGCGGGCAACTCCGGCAGGGCTGTCGAGCATCGTGCTCCGGCCCTGCCGGCTTCTTACAGCGAGGGCGCCCATGGGTAAGGCGTCCAGAGACAAAGGCGCCCGCGAGGAACGCGCGCTGGTCAACCGCTGGAAGGCGGAAGGCATAAGCGCCCAGCGTGTACCTTTGTCCGGCGGCACCGAGTTTCAGAAAGGCGATGTGCAAATCTCCGGGTTCATTGGCGAGCTAAAGGTTCGCCAGAACGGCGGCGGCTTTAAGTCGCTGTATGACTGGCTTGGGGACAACGATTTTCTCACCGTCAAGCAGTCGGGGCGAGGCCGGCTGTATGTACTCAGCGAAGACGCGATGATCGCGCTCGCAAAACAAGGGGGCTGGAAATGAACCTAAACGCGACCGAAAGCACAATTCTTACCACGCTTCAAGAGATGGGCCGCGATGTGCCTTACGCCGATCTGTATGCGCAGCTTGGCGACATTTCCGAGGCGCAGGTCAAGCGCGTGGTCAACAAGCTGGTGCATCAGCAGGCGGTCTCTTGGCGAGCCGGGCACGGCAAGCTGCGCCTTCTGACCGCCGAAGTGGACGGCAAGGGGCGGACTGCTCGACCGGAGCATCATTGGGATGACGGCTCGGAGTTCGCCATGCGCCCGTGCATCCGTTGCGGCGTGTCTTTTCCATCCACCCATCGCGGACACCGCCAGTGCGGTAGCTGCAAGGCGGGTTTCCGTGAAGGCAACATTTTGGACTGCGCACCGGGCTGGGAGTTTATCGCGGCATGATGGACCGCCTCACACCCGCCGAGCGCAAGGCCGCGATTATCCGCCTGTACTGCTGCGGCGAACTGACGATGCACGAGACGCAGGCGCTATTTGCCAACGATCCGACACTGAGGGGTGCCTGATGGCCGGCTACTACCTGATGCACCGTAACTGGCACGAAAACCCCGTCTTTCAGAATGAGCCGTTTTGCGAGCGCATGGCGTGGGTCTGGCTGATCGAGGAAGCCGCCTGGAAGCCAACACGAAAGCGTGTCGGTGGCAACATTGTAACGCTGGAGCGCGGGCAACTCGCGCACTCCACACGGTTCATGGCTGAGGCGTGGGGTTGGAGCAAAAGCCGTGTCAGCAGGTTTCTTCGTAAATTGCGGCAGGTTGGCATGATTGCGGGACAGCCAGCGGGACAGGGTAATGTGGTGCTAAGTATCTGCAATTACGACAATTATCAGGTTTCGCGGGACAGCAGCGGGACAGCGAGTGAGGCGCCGAGCGGGACAGTAGCGGGACAGCAGCGGGACAGTAGCGGGACAAACCAGAATGAAGGGAAAGAAGGGAAAGAAGGGAAAGAATATAATAAGGGGGGCGCGCAAGCGCGTTCCGGCAAGGAGTATGCTTTTGTCGGGTACGTGATCCGGCTCAACCATCGCGACTTCTCGGACTGGCGGCAGAGCTTTTACGCCATACCCGACCTGATGGCCGAGCTGCGGTCGCTGGATCACTACTACGCCGAGAACCCACCCAAGGACGGCAAGTGGTTCCATCGCGTTTCGCGCTGCTTGAAGGACAAGCACGAGCGCAACCTACAGCGCCAGACTAGCCGCGAAAGCGAAATGGAAAAAATGTTCCGGCAGTGCATCTAGCCATGTCGGACATCACGCACATCAAACGCACGCTTGCCGACCGGGCGCAGCAGGTCAGCGAACATCTGTTGCCGGGCGGGACCAAGCAATCCGGCGAATGGCGGTGCGGGTCGGTGCATGGTGAGCCGGGGCAGAGCCTTGGCGTCCACCTGACGGGGCCGAAGGCCGGAACGTGGTGCGACTTCGCCAACCCGGATGAGCACAGCGGCGACCTGCTGGACCTATGGTGCGCCGTGAAGGGCGTGTCGCTGCCGGAGGCTGTCGAGCAGGCCCGCTCATTCCTTGGCATGGAGGCGCCCACACCGGATCGAGCGCCGCGCCGAGAGTACCGCCGCCCGACCACGCCGCAGGGCGTCAAGCGCCTCTCAGAAAGCCGTGTGCGCGATTATCTGACCGAGGACCGGAACCTGCCAGCGGACGTGCTCACCCGGTATAAGATTGCGCAGCAAGGCGACAGCATCGTTTTCCCGTTCAAGCTGCCGGGCGGTGAAACCGCGCTCATCAAGCGGCGCAAGGCTGAGGATGGCGCCAAGCCGGCACCGACCGAGGCGGACTGCGAGCCGGTGTTGTTCGGCTGGCAGGCGGTATCCGACGACGCCCGCGACATCGTGCTGACTGAAGGCGAGATCGACGCGCTTTCCTGGGCCGCCTACGGCTACACCGCGCTTTCTCTGCCGTTCGGCGGCGGCGGTGGGGCGAAGCAACAGTGGATCGAAAACGAATACGAGCGCATGGGGCGTTTTGAGCGCATCTACCTTGCGCTGGATCACGACGAAAACGGCGACAAGGCGGCTGAGGAGATCGCCAACCGGCTAGGCCGGCACCGCTGCATGCGGGTCCAGATGCCGCACAAGGACGGTAACGAGTGTCTGGTCAACGGCGTGACGCAAGCGCAGATGGACGCGGCGATTGAGCAGGCCGCTCCGCTGGACCCGGAAGGGCTGCGCCGGGCTAGCGACTTCGTTGATGAGGTCACGCAGCTATTTTGGCCGGAACCGGGTGAGCACATCGGTTATCGGATGCCCTACATGGAACCTGGCGACAAGCTGTTGTTCCGCCCCGGCGAGTTGACGTTATGGAGCGGTGCCAGCGGTTCGGGCAAGTCACAAATCCTGTCGGACTGTCAGGTTGATTGGGTCAAGCAAGGCAGCCGGTTTTGTCTGGCGTCGCTAGAAATGAAGCCCGGCATGACGTTGAAACGGATGGTCAAGCAGGTGGTCGGTGTAGATCGTCCGACTAAGGAAGCCATCAGCAAGGCAATTGAGTACGTCGATAACGGGCTCATCCTTTACGAGCGTGTTGGTAAAAGCGGCGTCGATAACTTGTTGGAGGTCTTTGAGTATGCTAAAAACAAGTACGGCTGCGACCAATTTATTATAGATAGCCTTATGCGCCTTGGTATTGGGTCCGAGGATTACGAGGGTCAGGAAAAGGCCGTATTTAAGATCGTGGATTGGACGATTAAGAACAATGTTCACGTTCACTTGGTCGCGCACACGCGCAAGGGCGACGGTCAATCCGCGCCGGCTACCGAGGACGTGAAGGGCGCAATGGAGATCGGCGCCAACGCCTTCAACATCGTGACGGTCTGGCGAAACCGGCAACGCGAGGCAGAAATGCAGAACGCGGACGAGGAAACCAAGCGCGCGTGGCAGGACAAGCCGGGTGTGGTGATGAACGTGGCCAAGCAGCGCAACGGCGACTTCGAGGGCAAGGTCGCGATGTGGTTTGACCAGGAAAACTATCGCTACACGACGCGCGGCGACGACCGGTTGTTGGGCCGGCAGTACCTGGAAACCGGCAAGAGCCAAGCGGCCTAGCTCGCATGCTGAAGGAGAGCGCGGATGAGTAAGACGATGCGTGAGCGGATTGCTGCGGCGATTTGGAACACGCCAGTGGTAACAGATCAGTCAATGTCATGCGATCCGCCAACCGAACCTGTCGGCAATCTTTTGGCCCGCGAGTTAGGCCTGACCGAAAGACATATGCGCCCGCTTGCCGACGCCGCCCTAGCCGCCATGCTGGAGCCTACTGAGGCGGTAAATGACGCAGGCACACGCGGCCTATGCGACATGGAAGATTATGACCTTGATGTGCGGTTTTACAACGCATGGCAAGCCGCCATCGACGCCGCCCGCCAGGAGGACCAATCGTGACCGCAGAGACACAAACGATTACGTGGCGTCCAATGAACGAGGCTCCGCGCCATAAGCCGATTTTAGTTTACACGTCTGATTTTGGGCCGGTCATTGCGTGGTGCTCGGCTGGCGAATGGGTCACGACGTGGGAAATGGACGGCACGCAAACGCTGATGTGCGGCATGACGCCGAAAGCATGGGCGGAACTACCTCCAAAGCCGTCCTTTGCCCGCGATCCGCTGTTTGATGACGAGGGGGATTTAACGTGACCACAGCAGCCAAGACCAAGCAGCCGCACAACCCGACCGAGGCGCTGATGCAGGCGTGGGGTGACTTTTTCCAGGTGCCGCATGAAAACCGGCAATTCTTGCGCGTGCGGGCAGACGAGTTTCGCCGCGCTTTGCGTGAATATGGTTACGACATCAGTGAGGTCCGGTGATGGCGTCGGCAGCCAAGACCAATCGCCAGAAGACACGTGATGCCAAGCGCGGATCGGCCAACCGCATGGCGGTGGTGAACGGCACGCAATCGGGACTGCCGGCGCGCGATCCGGGTTCTCCCTGGCTTGCCAATCACCACGTCATCCGCCCGGCGGAAACGCTGAGGGCCGGCGTGAATGGCTACACGGTTGTTGACCAGCTGGAGCACGACCGCCTGTGGCACATGAACCGCATCAGCGTGCGCCAATGGCGGGCGGCGGACGAGCTGTTGCGCCAGTTCCACAAAGCCAAAATCCAAGCGCCCTCCACAGGCGCCTATGACGGCTCAGGAAGCGGGTCTAAGGGCCGCAAACATGGTGCCCGCCCGAAAGACGCAACGCCTAACAGTGACGCCTTAAATCGCTATCTAGGCGCCATTCAGTTTATCGGGGTGCGTGACGGCATCGTGGCGCGGGCGATTGCGATTGAAAACCGCCGCTGCACTGAGGCGCGGGATATGGCGGGGCGCAAAGGCGATGCTGTTCTGGTCGTTCGGCAAGCGCTGGAAGCGTTGGCGGACTACTGGCACAATGTCGCCAAGGTGCCCGGCATGGAACCGGGCGCGGATGATGGACAAGATTTGCAGAATGCTGTTGACATGACCTGATCGGGGCGGGTAATCTGCGCATATAGACAATCGGAGCATTGCGCCGCGCGATCACCCGCTGCGGCGGATAAGATGCCTGAGTCCTAGCCGATATGCCCGCAAGGGCAGGAACCAAACCGCCTAGCTAGGGTAACAGGCGCCGCGCGCAGCCGGGTTAAATCCCCGGCGCGTGCGGTGATTACACTGCGCCGCGCGGTATCCGCTGCGGTGCGAGGGTAGAGCCTAGCGGGACACCACGCCGGTCAGGCGTGCCAGTCACCACGCTGGATGCCGAAAGGCTACTGCTAGGTTCCCAACACGCTCACCGCTCCGGCGGTTGAGCTGCGAAGCCCGGTTGACCGTGCCAAGTCTAATTTAGCCGGCAAAACGGCCCGCTAGGCACATAGCCCGGCGGGCCGTTTCTCCGTTCGTTAGCACACATGCCAAAACGCCCGCCCGTTCACCGCGCGCCCGGCCAGCCGGACAAAGCGACGCAGCTTGCGCGCTTGCGCCAGCGCAGTGATCGGCGCCGCGGCAGCCCGAGCAGGCGTGGGTATGACGCCGCGTGGCAGCGGTTACGAAAGGCTAAGCTGGCGGCCGATCCGTTGTGCGAGTGTGACGACTGCTTGCGTAACGGCGCGCTCGTGCCGGCTGACGTCGTTGACCACATCGAGCCGATCGAGGAGCGGCCGGATCTGCGGTTGACCTGGTCGAACCTGCGGTCGATGGCGAAGACACACCACGACCGCGAGACGGCGCGGACGCGTGGGTTTGGGCGGGCGCGCACACCCAGGGGCGGGTTAAATCTTCGCAGGTGACGGCCAAGTACCGTTCGGGGTAGGCAATTTTGCACGCCGTCAGAACGGTAGGCTTTTCAGGAGCGCGCATTGTCCACCGGCAGGAAACGAAAGCCGCACGATCTGAAGGTGATCCACGGGACGTCCCGGCCCGACCGCGACAACCCGAACGCACCGGCCCGCTCGCAGGGCACACCGGTGGCGCCGAACTGGCTGGACGAACTCGCGCTCGCCTACTTCAACCAGATCGTCCAGGCGCTTGACGAGCAGGGCCGGGCGAGCCCGCACGATCAGCACACGATCCTCAACGCCGCGCTGGCGATGGGCGAGGTCCACGAGTGCTCGATTATGATTACCGACCACGGTCGGACCTACGAGACGACGAACAGCCAGGGCGGCAAGATGATCCGTCCGCGGCCGGAGGTTGCGCAGCGCTCAGACGCGATGCGGCGCGCGACGTCCTGCCTGGCTGAGCTTGGTCTGACGCCGGCGAGCGTCGGTAAAGTTTCGGCCGGCAGCAACGATAACAGCAACCCCTTCGACGCGATCTGATGTGGCACGCACCAAGCATCCGCACTGCCAAGCGGCCGAGAAATACGCGCGCGACGTCGCCGCCGGCCGCGTGCTGGCGAACGCGTGGGTGCGCGCGGCGTGCGAACGCCACCTGAACGACCGGAAGCGGGAGAAGCGCCGCAACTGGCCGTATAAGTTCAACCGGGAGAAGGCCGAGCGGGTCTGCCGGTTCATCGAGCTGCTGCCGCACACCAAGGGCAAATGGGCGCGCGACGGCGAGCGCCTGGTGCTAGAGCCTTGGCAGAAGTTCCTGATCTGCGTCCTGTTCGGCTGGCTGCGCAAGCGCGACGGCCTGCGGCGATTCCGCAAGGTCTTCTGGTTGATCCCGCGGAAGAACGGCAAGTCGGCTCTGGCGGCGGCGATCGGGCTCTACATGCTGGCGGCCGACGAGGAATACGGCGCCGAGGTCTACTCCGGCGCGACGACGGAAAAGCAGGCTTGGGAGGTGTTTCGCCCGGCCAAGCTGATGGCACAGCGCACGCCGGCGTTCCAGAAGCGGTTCGGCGTCCAGGTGAACGCGCAGAACCTGCACATCGACGCCAACGGCAGCCGCTTCGAACCGCTGATCGGCAAACCGGGCGACGGTTCATCGCCCAGCTGCGCGATCCACGACGAGTACCACGAGCACCAGACCGACGAGCAGGTCGACGCGATGGAAACCGGCATGGGCGCCCGCGAGCAGCCCATCCAGCTCATCATCACCACCGCCGGCGAGAACCTGGAAGGCCCCTGCTACCAGGCGCAGCTGGACGCGCAGAAGGTGCTGGAGGGCGTGGCCGAGAACGAGCAGCTGTTCGCCTGCATCTGGGGCGTCGACGCCGACGACGACTGGACGAGCGAGGACGCGCTGCGCAAGGCGAACCCGAACTACGACGTTTCGGTCAGCGGCGACTTCCTGCGCGCCCAGCAGCGCGAGGCAATCAACAACGGGCGCAAGCAGGGCACGTTCAAGACCAAGCACCTCAACGTTTGGGTCGGCTCGCGCGAGGCCTACTTCAACGTCGAAAAGTGGATCCGCTGCGGCGACGATCAGCTGAGCCCGGCGGATTTGGCCGGCCAGCCGTGCAAGGTCGGGCTCGACTTGGCGTCCAAGGTGGACATCGCGGCGATGGAGCTGGTGTTCGACCTGCAGCGCTGCGACGACACGCCGGTCGTTAAGCGGCTGCGGGAGGCCGGCCGGCGGTATGTGCGCTTTGGCCGGTACTGGCTACCGGAGGCGACAGTCGAGGAGCCGGATAACGAGCACTACCGCGGCTGGGTCAACGACGGCTGGATCAGCGTCACCGACGGCGAGATCATTGATTTCGCCGAGATCGAAGCGTCGATCTTGGACGCGGTCGGTGAGTTCCAGGTCGAGGAGGTCGCCTACGACCCACACCAGGCGACGATGCTGGTCACGCGGCTGCAAGAGCAGGGCGTGCCGGTCGTCGAGGTCCGGCCGACGGTGCTGAACTTCTCCGAGCCGATGAAGCAGCTCGACGCGATCACGCGGGCCGGGCAGGTAGTCCACAACGGCGACCCGGTGATGACCTGGATGGTGTCCAACGTCACGGCAAAGACCGACGCCAAGGACAACGTCTACCCGCGCAAGGAACGCGACAGCCAGAAGATCGACGGCGTGGTCGCGCATCTGATGGCGTTGGCGCGGTGGATGAACGACGAACCGCAGCCCGTGTCGCCTTGGGAAGACGAAAACTACAGCATGGCGATGGTGTGATGGCCGAGCAGCAGGACAACAAGGCGCGCGAGCCGTGGGTGACGTTCCAGGACGTCGCTGCGCTCGCTGGCATTGGCTGCACCGCGGCCGGCGCGCACGAAGTCTGGGGGCTCGGCGTCGCGCTCATGGTCGGCGGCGGGCTGATGCTGGCGGCTGTCGTGGCAGCGAGGTTCTAAGATGCCGCTTCTGTTCGGCACGAAACAAGCAGCCACGCCGGCACCAACGACCGCGCCGGCCAGCGAACAGCGCGCTTCGCTGGAAAACCCCAGCATCTCGCTGTCCGACCCGCGGGCGTTTGAGGTCCTGTTCGGCGCGAACAGCACCGACGCCGGGGTCTACGTCGACCGCGAAACGGCGCTGGAGGTGCCCGCCATCTGGGCGGCGGTCAACTTCATCGCCGGCACGATCGCCGCGCTGCCGCTGCACGTCTACCAGCGGGACGCCGAAGGCAACCGCCAGCGCGTGAACAACCGCTTGGCGCGTCTGCTGCACGACGCGCCGAACGAGGAATGGACGTCGTTCGCCTGGCGACAGCACCTGATGTCGAACACGCTGCTCGGCGGGCGTAGTTTCACCTTCATTCAGTTCAATCGCGTCGGCCAGGTGCGGGCGCTGTTCCCGCTCGATCCGACCGGGATGATCGTCGAGCGCAAGCAGGGGCGCACGCGCTACCGCTACAAGGACGAGGACGGCCGGGAATCCATCTACGCGCCCAGCGAGATCCTGGATCTGCCGTTCACGCTCGGTCCCGACGGCATCCAACACTACGTGCCGGTCAACAAGCTCAAGCGCACGATAGGCCTTGCCATCGCGCTGGAGAAGTACGGCGCGCGGTTTTTCCAGAACGGTGGCATCCCGCCGACATTCCTGCAGGGGCCGAGCATGTCGCCGTCGGCCGCCGAGCGCGCATCGCAGGATATTCAGAGCAAGATCAGCGAGATCGCGCAGAGCGGCGGCATCCCCGCGTTGCCAACCGGCTACGAGCTGAAGGCAATCGGCATTGACCCCGAGAAGTCGCAGATGGAAGCCAGCCGGCGCTTCCAGGTCGAGGAGGTTGCGCGGGTTTACGACATTCCGCCGGTGTTCTTGCAGGATCTGACGCACGGCACTTACTCCAACACCGAGCAACAGGATCTGCACTTCGTCAAGCACACGCTGACCCAGTGGTTGCGCCGGATCGAGCAGCAGCTGAATCTCAAGATGTTTCCCGGCGAAAACCGCAACGGCCAATTCGTCGAGTTCAACGTAGACGGCTTGCTGCGCGGCGACTTCAAGACGCGGATGGAAGGCTACGCGCAGGCGGTGCAGAACTCGATCAAGACGCCGAACGAGATCCGCGCCAAGGAGAACGACCCGCCGATGGCCGGCGGCGACCGGCTGGTGATTCAGCAGAACATGAGTTCGCTCGGCGACCTGGCAGCGCAGCAGCAGGGCAACGTGACCGGCGGGGGCGACGATGCCGACGCCGCAGAGTGACGAGACGTTCGACGAGTGGATCGAACGCTGCATGGCCTCTGACGAGGCGAACGAGGACTTTCCCGACGACGCGCAACGCTACGCTTTCTGCGTGTCGCGCTGGGAGCAGCAGCAGGACAACGCCATGACGCAGCCGAAGATTGAGCACCGGGTCCGCGGCGAGGTGCGCGCCGAACCGATGCAGGACGGCGAGGGCCGCAAGCTGGTCGGCTACGCGGCCCTGTTCAACACGCCGGCCGACATCGCCGGCATGTTCCGCGAGCAGATTGCGCCCGGCGCGTTCAGCGAGGCGATCGGCCGCGACGACGTGCGCGCGCTGGTCAACCACGACGCCAACATGGTGCTCGGCCGCAACCGCGCAAACACGCTGCGCATGAGCGAAGATGAGCGCGGCTTGCGTGTCGAGATCGACATGCCGGACACGCAGATGGCGCGCGACCTCGGCGTCAGCATGGAGCGCGGCGACATCAACCAGATGTCGTTCGGCTTCATCGCCCGGCAGCAGGAGTGGGACGACGACCAAGACCCGCCGCTGCGCACGATCCGCGCGGCCGAACTGTTCGACGTGTCGGTCGTGACCTACCCGGCTTACGAGGAAACCGAGGTCGGGCTGCGCAGCCTGCAGCACTACCGACAGGAGCATGAGGCGCCGGCGACGACGGCGAGCGCGGCGACCCGCGCGCG